TGCTCTTTCGCTAATTTTAGCTTGAACATCTTTACCAATAGCAAGTTTAATTGCATCTTCAGTGTAAGCAAAACATAATCTATCATCAGTATTTGATGCATCAAAAGGTAATCTGTTTGATGTTACAAATTTAAAACCAAGGAAAGTATCAATTTCGCCTTGTACTAAAGCTCGTACAGTGTTGAAGTCAGCAGAAGTAACTGTGCTGTCACCTAACAAATCAGAAATTTGTTGTGCGCCACATACGATGTATCTCTGTAAAGATGGATCAACATCATTTGTGTCAAAAAATTTCTTTGCACTTCTTAATTTAGCTAAAGTTAAACCATCTGATTGGTTTGACGTAGCAAATTTAGATGTGCTAGGTAACGCTACAGATGTACCACCTGTAACCCCTGTGTCAGCAGATGCATTAAATGCTGTAATAATTACATCATCCATACTTCTACCCATAGCAGCTGCTGCTGCTTTTGCATAAGAGCTTGTTGGATCAATAAGCATACGGATTTTATCAACATCGTCAATTAAATCAGCCCACTCATAGTCATCCATACTTACTCTACGTCTGTCGTGAGGTGTATCAAGTTGTGGAGTATCCGAATGTCTGGATAGTTTCTTTTGAGCAGCGGTTACACCGATTTGTTCAAAGAAAGCATTTTTTCCAACAATAGACTCCTGGTCAACTGTATCCCTCAACTTTGATCCCATTTGTTGAGAAAGCATAGTCACATTACGACTATACTGTTCTACAAATGCTGTAGTAATTTGATTAGACATACTAATCTCCTATAAGTTAAGTTTTGTTAATGCTTGATTGATTTGTCCTCACATGAGGGATCTATCTTCATTTAAAGACTGATAGTCTATCTTCTTTCAGATTGTCAACCGAGGCGTGAAGCTTATTCGGATTCTATTCCCAACTTCATATTCTGAAGTTGAAAAACCTCTTTAACAGCAGATTCGTGATTTGGATGTTTTTTGTTCCAGTATGGCCCATTTGGATCAGCAAGAATTTTATTTATTTCTTTTTCTGCTTGATCTGGTGTCATAGCACCACCCTCATCTTGTCCACCACTAATATTATCTTCTGTAAAACTATTTGATAGTTTTGCCAATGATTTTACAAAACCTGGATGATTTAAAATATTACTTCCATCTGCAAGAGTAACATCTTTTAATTCATTTTGAAAAAATTTATTAAACATTGTGTTAGCTTTACTAACTTCTTTGTCGTAAGCTAAACCAAAATCTTTTCTTAATTGTTCTTGTGAGTTTTGTAAGCTCAATGCATTTTGTTTATTTATTTCTTCTCTACCAGTTGTTTCTAGTTGCGTATAATAATCTAAAATACCTTGTGCTTGATGTGGTAATAAACCCATCTTATGTGCATGACCTAAAAAATCTTTTACAGGTTGATCACTTGCACCCTCTTGCACAGTATATTTTACATCATACTTATCAGCAGATTCTGGCACACCAAGTTTTTGATAAACTTGTTTCCAATCTTCTTCTGTTGCATTTTTACCTGGTATAGCAATTTTGTCTTGGCCAATCATTCTTTGTGAATGTACATAGCTTTTTGCAAGTTGTCCTACATCCTGGAAACTTTGTAAGGATGCTTCACCTTGTAAATCTTCTGGTAAACTTGATACAAAACTTTGTGGTTGTGTATCAGTTTGAGTTTCTGTTGCAGTTTGTTCAGACTGTTGATCTACAACAGTTGCCTGTTCTTCTGTCATTTTTTCTCCTCTAACATTTGTTTAATAAATAAAGTTACAGCTCTCATACCCTCTAAATTAGCACTGACATAAGGATCTTTATCAAAAGTAGTGTTGTGTACACCAGTTCTTTTTTCCAAATCCTCTAGTACAATCTTACCCTCTTTAGAGGAAAAGGTTATCATATATGCTTGTTTAATTTCTTTTATTATATCTTCTTGTTTTTTACTCATTTAATGCTTTTAACAAAGGTGCTGCCTTACCTCCAGCTTCTGCAAGTTGCTGTGCTTGTTGTATTTCAGCTTGTTCTTGCATCGCTTGTGCTTTTTCTGCTCTAATTTGTTCCACTTCTTGTCCAGAACGTAAAACTTTTTTAGGAACACCTAAAATATCAGTTATATGTTGTACAAGTTTATCTGAATCAATGTAATCCATAACAGGCATTGATTGACCAAGTGGTGCAATAATTTCTAATGATCGTAAAATAGCTTGTATTTCACCTGTTCTTTGTGATCTAGCTAATGGAGAAACATATTCTATGTCTATTGTTTGTCCTTGTAGACTTTCTGGTGGTACAGGTAACATTTTTTTACGCAGTAATATATTGAAACATCTTGTTATAAGTGGTTGTAACATTTCAGATTGCATCCTACCCAAAACAGGAGCTAACAAACGCATTTTTTCTTCATTACGCTGCATAACTTCTGTTGCTGTCATACGCACATCTTGTTGCATAAGAAACTGATCAACATAATATGCCTGGCGTATAGCACCTCTTCTTTGTTCTTCTAAATTTATACCAACAGGTGTGTTTGCACCTATGTTTAATGGCTCAATTCTATCTCTACTGCCAGATCTGTAATAATTCAAACCCCCTGGCTGTGTTCTTACAGGTAAAACAAAACTATCATCTGGTACAAGCAAAGGTGGATCTACCATTTTTTGTGCTGCTTTGATTGTTGTTTCTGCCATTCTGTTAAGCATTTTTATATCTGGCAAAGCAATCATAGATGGTGATCTACCCCAGCTTTCAGCAGATGACTTTAGCCATCTTGGTATGACAAATGGAAACTCCTCAAAACCAGAAATACTGATTATGTGTCCATCTTCGTTATCGTAATAAACTGATACAAATGCCATTGATTTGTTATCCATTTTGTACGGATTAAATTGGTCATTTGGTTTTACACAATGATGTAATTCTATTTCATCGTAAGGATTTTCTTCTGCTATAGCAAAAATTCTTTTACCTACTGCATCACCAAATCTTTTAACAGCAGATCTTGCAGACATTTTAAAAGATCTATGTATTGTGTCTACAAAACCTTTGTCATTTTCTGCTATGTATATTTCTTTTATGTGTCTTGTAGAAAATCTTATAAGTTTTTCATCATCTTCTTCAATCATCATACATGCTGTGCCAAAAACTACTAGATCTACATACAACTCATGTATTTCTTGTTGAAAATTAGATCTGTTAAGAGCAATATACATTTGTCTTGTACTTGCTTCTAACCACTCTCTACTTTCTTCATCTAATGCAAGATTATCGTCTTTGAAACGCATACTAAACCAAGGAGTAGCTGCATTTGTGAGCATACCATGTAGTGATGATGATAGTAATTCAGAAGCATGTAGGGCAGTACCATCAAATATTCTATTTGTTCTTTTATCGCCCTCTGTTCTGTCAATATTTACATCAGCTTTTCTTGGTAAAACAAAGTCAGCTATTTCTTGCCAATGACTTTCCCAGTTTTGTCTTTTGTTTTTTAACTGTGAATATTGATTTTGTAATTCGCTTATATTCATTTATTGTCCTAACTGATCTTTTTGTTTGTTATTTTTTGTAAGATTTAACATACCTAAATTATTTCTATTGCTTGTAAATGGTTGACCTCTTTGTTTTGCACTAAACATTCTTGAATACTCATCAACAGCTGCTTGTGGATTATTTGCATCAACACTAGCTGTATTTGCAGCCATACGAAGTGGTGTATTTACTATAGCAGCACCAGGATTTATTACAGATGCACCAGCTAATGCTATCGACTTTATTCTATTTTGTTCTTCTAACATTTTTTTTGATATAGGCACAGATGACATAACACCTCCAGGATCACCAGATCCCATAGCACCTGGATCTTGAACAGCACCAGGAGTATATGATCCATATTTTATTTCATACCCTTTTGATGTAAGCATGTAACCTCCACCACCTGTCCTTTTTGCTTCACCAATAGAAACTAAATATTCATTTGTAATTTTACTTGCTTCACCACCATACCTAATAGGGTTTTGTGCTTTACTTGCAATATAACCACCTCTCGTAGCAGTTATACCTAGAGCTTCTTTTACAACTTTTTTTGCTTTTTTAACTTCAGGACTAACATTGTTGTTATTGTTATTATTATTGTTGTTATTGTTATTGTTAGATCTGTCGTTACCTCTGCCTGTACTAGCTCCCATTTATGCTCCTAATAAAGTTTTCTTTTTTGTATCAGCTTCAGTTTCGTCACCTTGCATACTTGTTAAAATAGTATCAGTATACCCAGAAGATTTTTTTTTAATTTTATCTATAATGTCTTTTTTTGTATCAGCTGGTAAATCCTCTGTTATAGCAACAGGTGGCTTTGGAGCAGCTGGTAAGACAGGCATTACTGGTGCTTTCGGTCTTAAAAATCCCATATTACATCCTTTCTCCCAGTGGGTTATAGTTTGTGCCTATTGCAAACTTATTTAGTTTTTTATTTTCATTAAAATCTAGTTCTTGTATTGCAACTGCACAAGTTCTCCAAGCGTCAGCATAATGACTACTGTGATCATGCACAGGTTTAGAGAAAATTCTTGATTTATCTATCCATTTTCTATGATACCATTTCATAGCGTCTAAAAATTCTTTACACTTTTGTCTATCAATATAAGTTTTTGCTAGTAATATTTGACCAGCATGTATACCATCTTCTAGTGACAATTTTGGACAAACTTTTATTGGCGACATACCCATAGAATAAGCGTATTCTTTTCTACTATGTCCTGTAGAAAGCTCTCTTTGTTCTATATCATGTGGAAAGACATAATTACGGATATTATAATCTGTTTTTCGTATAAAGTTGGCGTAGTAGTCAAGACTTTTATTGCTATCTGCGTAACAATTTATGACAATTAAGGCACGACCAATCTGTTGTGTAAACAAAATTACAGTTTTATCACTTATACCAAGATCAAAATAGCAATCAACAGGGTATCCAGGATCATATGGAAAGTTTGATATTTGATTATCATCTTCCATTTTTTGTATTATTTTTCCGTAGATAGATCCAGATATGTTTGCTGTCCAGGAACACTCAAATTCTTGTGCATACTGATCCTCTGTCATCAGTTTTCTAGCTGATTCTAGTTCTTCTGGTGCTACTAATCCTGTTTCACTTGCTTTAAATACACAAGTATACCAATCTGGTAATGATTTTGCTTCTTCGAACAAATCATAAAAATTATTTCCCATACCAGCTGGTGTACCAATAAACGTACATGATCCAAGACGATCTGCAATCGCTGGTCTTATGATTTCTGCAAACATTCTTGCATCCATCTGTGCGTATTCATCACAAACAACCTGGTCAAAAAATTGTCCACGACTGGCATCTGGATTTTCTGCTCCAAACAAGGTGATTCTTGCACCATTGGGGAAGTCTGCTCGTAATTCTGTTTCGTTGTATTTCATGCCTGGTATTACCCTAGAAAACTCTTTTAGGTAATCCCACCCTATTAACTTACTTTGTACTCTTGTAGGGCTAAAAAAAGCACCTCTAAAGTTCTTTTTACCACTAGTTAAGGCAAGTTTTATTAGATGATTGATGGCCCAAACAGTTTTACCTGCTCTTCTGTGCATTACGATTACTGAAAATCGGTATTTTGACAGCTTTTCATGTAGCATACGCTGTTGTGGTCTAGGCGTATATGGTATTTTTATAATCTTCAATGTTCTGTTTCTCCAATACTTTTTGGGCCTACCAACTTTAAATCAAGGGCAGCCACTATAAATTTTGCAAAACTCAATGCATCCTCTTTGTTATCGAAACGATCTATTTCTATAATAACTTTGTTAGTTTTTTCATCGCACATAATCATGGCTATGTGTCCGTGAGTATCTTTTTCTCCCATCATAATATACAATCCTGGCACTACAAAATGGTTGCTATACGCAAAACATATATACAAAAATAAGTATTTATAATCGTATTTATAATATTGTACTGTTACCAGGACAGTGCAAACATCTAAATATTATTTAGTTTATTTTGCTTTTGTCATTCGGTTTGTTATGTTTTGTATCGTCAACCTTGTCCGTACTTCTTAACGTGTGTGCGAGGTCATTGGCTTTGTGTTCCGAATAGC